CTGCGATAGGAACAGTCGTCAGGCTAACGGTGACAGCGCCGGTGGCCTGGTCAACCGCCACGGGAGACGTAGCCGACATAGACGCAACACCGGCCAATGCTGAGGCCAAGGTGGACTTACGGACTTTGTTGGTGGTACCTGCGCTGACATCGACAATCGGCAGAACGTCGTCGTCCGACAGATCAACCTCTGTCAGTTCTGACAGTTCTGTGATTTTTTTGTTCGTTGCCATGCTTTAGCCCTCCAGCCAATCAATGAACACATACGCGGTTCCGGCACTTGAGATAGCTCCTATTTTTTCTCCATCGCCAGCGCCTGGAGATGAGTCCGGGCGAACTATGAAATGCTCGTGATCGCCGTCGTGGATAAAGCTAGAAGTACCGTCTGTAGTTGCTACGGGGTTGATTCCAATTTTTACATAGTTTAGCGGAGAGCCAGAGGTTCCGTGGGCTCGCACTTGAGCAATACTTGCTCCAAACGGGCAAGTTCCCGACTGCGCGTTAGAGGTTGTAACGCTTATACGTTCGCTTTTAACAACGCGATGCGCGAAGGGATGCTGGCGAGCCATCGACTAGCCCTCCAGCCAAGTCACGTTAACCGTGGCCGTGCCGATAGAAGCGATCTTCTCGCCGTCTGTAGCTGCCGTATCCGTGTCACCCTTGATCACAAAGTACGCTGCGTCTGCCGGATCAATCCGTGTGCCCGCTGCCGTGGCAGTTGGGTTAGGCCCGATTACGATGTTTACCGCTGCGCTGGTGGCAATGCGAACCACGGTGCAGCCAAAGGGAGCACGTCCGCTCTGGGCGCTGGTCCCTGTGGAAGAAATGTTCTCGCTGCTGATGATGCGAGAGGCGCTGGTGTTTTGATAAGCCATAGTTCCTGTTCCTAGTTAGCTTTGACGTTTTGTCCCGAGGCCATCTCGTAGCCCAGTTCGACACCCTTGAGTTTAAGTTCTTCGCGTTTGAGAGCCATGTTATGCTCAATCTCCAAGCGGTCGAGTTCGAGCTTGGCGGCTTTGATCTCAAGTTCCTTGGCCTTGACCTGTGCTTCGGCTTGAGACGCTTGAGCCTCCATGAGAACAGCTTGAGCCTGAGCCTGTAGAGCCTGTTCCTGCATAGACGGCGGCGGCGGTTCGGTAGAGGGCGGAGAGATAAAGCTATCGACGTTTTTGATACCCATCTCGTCTGCGATCTCGCGCATCAGGTTATAGACATTCATGGGATCGACGATGCCCGGAACCTGGTTGGCCACCTTTTCGATCAAACCTGCATAGGTGGACAGGTTGTTCATGCGGATGTCCTGATCGCCGTAGCCGATACCCACCTCGATGTCCACGTCCATGTCTTCGCGCCAGCTAGACGGGTCAATTTCAAAATACTGGTTCTGTACCCGGATGATTTTCTTACGGTCTTCGTAGCGCTGGACTAGGTTATAAAGGGCCTTAAACAGGTCCCTGACGCCGGTTTCGGCAAAAATACGGGCTATAAGCTCTACGCGGCCCTGAGCGTTGCTGAGAGCGCCCTGAACGGCCCCTGCGGTGACGTGAGACTTGAGAACGTCGGCAGATAGCCCCTGCGTCTGCGGATTGACCCCGGTACGTCCGGTTCTGATCTGGTCCCAATAGTCCAGCATCTGGAAACTATACGGCTGGAGGCTGGGTGTCTGGATCGGCTGTAGCGCGTTGGGCGAACGAGTACGCACGATTCCGCCCGGTCGATTGGTCAGCAAGTCGTCTATGTTTACCTGACCTTCGACAACTTGGAACCGCCCGTTGTTAGCCAGATACATATTATCCAAGAGATTACGGGTCAAAGTGGAACGAATTAGCTGGATGTCCTGTACCGTCTCAGCGACCGACAGCCCGTAGAACTTGTGAGGGATCGGAATGGGGCAGATTGTGCTAAACGGCAGCGTATCGACAGGCTCTAGGTCAAGGATGATGTTACCAGCGTGGGTCACCTTGTGCAGGACGCTGGGACCGTCTTCTTCTACCTCTAGCTTCAAATATGACTCATAGACCTGTACGATAGCCTCAGCGTCTTCAGCAGCTTGGTTAGGATACACGTCGGTCGAGTCGTAGGCGTGACGGGCCATGTACTCTTGGCTGGTGGTAATGTCGTCAGCGCCTCCCACATATGCGGGTAAATCATCTATGTCCTCTGGGTCAAAGCCCATCGCCAGCAGTTCGCTTTTGGTCTTGTGCGAGCGGTGGCAGATAAAGCGAGCGTCTTTGAGGGTCTTTGCTCCTCGGTTGATCAGGAACTCTTCCGGCGGTACGTTCTCGACGCTGACCTTGCCCTCAAAGGCGGTGCGGGTGAACACAGCGTCGTGGATGATTTCCTCGATCATCACCATCTGACCCGTCATAGGGTCCATGACCTCTTTGGGCTTGATGGTCTCGGTGTGTTCTTGCAGGTCTAGGTCTTCGTCCTGCAACAGCAGGTTGTACTCGGCGTCGGTTAGGTTCTCGTAGCTTTCGGTGGTGGTCCGCTCGATGTCTTCCCAGTAGTGCTTGACCACGCCGACCTTCTGCATCAGCGCGTCGAGGAAGAAGTTGTACAGGACCATGAAACCGTCGTTCTGCTTGTAGAACACATGGTTTACATACTTGGTAGCCTGTTCTGCTACGTCTACGTCTTCTGGACCCTCTGGGACAAAGCGTACAACGCGGTCTCCGGCGGTGAAAACGCGCATCAGCGACGGCATCATCCACATCAGGGTGTCCTGAACGTCGGTGACAACTACCTGCGAACGACCGTCCTCTTCGTTGCCAAAGGGCTCTCCGTAGAAGTATTCCATAGACTTCTCGCGCTGAGAACTGATCTCAGAGTCGAGAAACGTCGAGCTACCGTTGATCTCGCTGTCAACGATAGAGATGATTTCTTGATCGTCTAGGTAAGTCGCCATGCTCAGGACTTCTTCTTCTTGGGAAAGCCTGCTTTCATATTTGCATAGGCTTTAGGAGAGATCGTGCTATTCTTCTTGCTCCGGGAGATACCTTTGCGCTTCCGCTTGTTGATGTTCGCGTAGAGACCTTGCTTTGCCATGCTTACGCCTTCCCTTTGCCTTTGCGTTTTTGACCATATCCGCTGGCATACGCTGCTCTAGCTTGACGTTCTGCCCCTGCGCGAGTTTTGTAGACCTTGCCTTTACTTCCCCAACGATACCCACCTTTGACCTTTCTAACTGGCATATCAGACAATTCCCGGTGAGTTGTATTCAATTTTGGAGTCAAAGTTGTACTTACGGTACGCCGTTTTGTTACGCTGCTTTTCTCCAAAACGCTCTACCGAGAGCACAGCGTAGCGCATAGCGCTTACGAGGTCGTCTTTGATCGGAACCACTTTGCCATTTTTTCGATGGTAGAGACGAAGCTCTTCCATAGTTTCGACGCAAGACTTAAACACTTGCAAGCGGCCTGTTTCAAACCGCTGTAGCATTTCGCTAAGACCTGCTTCAATCGAGTTATTGCCACGACTTGCTCCGTCTGCTGGAGGGTTGCTAAAATGTTCTGCCAGCATATAGACACCGAGGTCTCTGTACTGCTGCGCTAACTGTACTCCGCTGCCTTTATCGTGCTGCAAACCGTCGTGCGGGAAGGCCACGGGCATCCCTGGCGTTCTGGAGTTCAGCACTGCCGCGTGGGTCAGCGGTGTTTCTTTACTTCTCCGATACTCGTCGTAGACGTAGATCACGTCGTCGTCTGGGTCTAGTGCAACCCAAGAAATAGCAGTAGGGTGGTCAAATCCGAAGTCAATGGCTGCGAGGCATAGGTAGTGAGACGGTATCTCAAAGTCGTCACAGATGATATCCTCTTCAGCGACAGGAAAGACCAAACCAGAGCCAAACACCGGGATACCCTTAGAGCGCATGTCCCGTTCTGCTGGGCTATATACCGCTAGTAACTGCTCCTTTGTCTTCTCGTCTAGGTGCTCTACGTCGTCCCAGGTCGCCGTGGTCATCGACTGTCCGGGCTTTAGTTCGTTCATAAACGCCGAGACCACGTTGGTCATGCCGCGTTCCGGGGTAAATGTCATATACACGATACCGTCTGTATCGGCGGTTCGGGTAATACACTGGGAGAAAATCTCCTGTCTCGGTTCCTCGTCCAGCCAGACCACATCTATGGCCTCGCCCATGAACTTCTCAAACCCCTGCTCGTAAGCCTTGAAGGTAATCTGAGAATTGTTCCCGCTGACGTGCCGCACCAGAGCGGAACTGAAAGCGTTAGGTACTCCGGGTTTACGCACTGTGTTCACGATGCAGTCTTTAGGGATAGCCCCTTTGCCTAGCATCGAAGGGTCCTGTGGAGACCCGAATAGTTCCTTCTGTATGATGTCCCGCGTCGTATCATTAGACTCACCGGCCACCCAGACCCTCACCGGCTTGTCAAAACGCCTCCCCTCCCACCAATCGGGATAGAGACCCGTCATATGGTAAGCGGTCTCAGCGGCTCCGCAGAAGGTCTTCCCCACCCGGTTAGCCGCCATCAGGATACGTTGAGGACAGTCTAGGCCCTCGGCGTGGAACTTCTTCTGGTAATCGTAAGGCTTGTAGAACTTCAGTCGATTGACCTCGTCCCGGCGCTTACGTTCCTTCAGAAGCTCCAGTACGTCCTCTTTGTTCAACTTTGCTTACCACCGTCTTTGCCAAAGGGGACAATGTTGTCTCCCTCTGCGCCAAGTTCGTCCATGAGCGCTTTGATCTGATCGTCTAATTCCGCTTCAGATAGCTCATGGACTTCCTTGAGTACCGTCTCTTGCCTCTGGACGGCATCGTAGCCAGCGCGGCTCAGGATGTCCCTGGCCGCGTTTAGCCTGACGTTCTCGCTGTCCGCTTCACGCATTAGCTGTTCTAGAACGTTCAGGGCGAGCGTGGCCGTCTCTCCGACCCGCTCTTTGATGCGCTTCTCAATATGTAGCCATAAATGGCGCTGTATGCGTTTAGACCGATTTTTATTAACCGACTCGTTCTCACCTGTGTAACCAGCGTCGTAAAAAGCGTCCAGAGGCTCTTTCTTGTTATCTACCAATGCAATGATAAAAGCCTCTTCCTTTTCAGTGAGAGGCTTGGTGAGCGGTTTCGGATTCATATAGTCTGCGTAACGCAACAGTATTGCTCCAAATATGTATTTTAGACAATCCAAGTATTGGATCATCATGTACATATTATACAGTTTAGGTACAGGTTTGTCAACAATATAGTTGAAGATTTTCAAATTTCCCCAAAAATGGACACAGTGGACATACAATAATACGCGCACACGTGGGGGGTTGTTGCAATTCTGCAACACTGTGACAATCCTGCAACGTAATGTTATAACGTCACAACTGTGACAATCTTGCAACAGGTGTGGCCTCAGGGCAACACTGTTACCAGGTTGCAACAGTTGTGACAATTGTGCAACACGATTGTACACTAGAAGTTTGTGGTAATAATGTTTCAACGGTGGCCAATGGTGGATCATGGTGATTTACAGTTGGGCCGTGTGATTCAAAATATTTCACAGAGAGGGAGAGAGGGCGCGTAGGATATACAATTGCGTTGTGTACATTGGAAAACCTTGGGTATAGGTTTGGCCTATAACAGTTATAGAAAAATAGTATATAGCTCTAAATGGCGATATAAGCGCCGTGGAGCGCGTTTGGCTTTTTGCTATGCCAAGGTACCTAAAAAGTATCTAAGGCCACTCACAGGCCATCCTGGCGTGAGAACAAAGGTAGAACAAACCAGGGCGAGATTGTGGCACGGTTGTGGTCATTGTGTGAGTGCAAAATTTTATAGAAGAAAACACGCGCTCGAACGTCTATAATATGCAGACCATAAACAAGAGAGGTATCAGTTATGACTAAAACCTACACCTACACCTACTTCGAGGCCGGTCGCCGCTACCCCTGCGCCAAGGTCACAAGGCTCGACAACGGCTTGGCGCGTTACGAGAACCTGATTGCCCTAGTCGAAGAGGTGCTACCCGCTGACGAGGCTTTTGCAAAGGCGCGCGAAAAAGCTGCGCTGCTCAATTCAAAGTAAGGAGAGAGAGACATGAACGACATCATCCAAATTGGAGTGTATGTGACCGGCGACACATGGGAAGTCGTCTCGATGCGCAGCGACGAGACCGAAGAACCCGAGCCGATCTGGTGCCAGAGAAAAGCCGAAGCACTCAAAGAGGCACGCGCGCTTTTTAACGCGACACCTAGCGCAAAGCTTTTGAAAGTCGAAAGCAAACGCGACTGTAATTTCAAGATAATCCGCGAACGCTAATCACCAACCAAAAGGATACCTGCTATGAATAAGACACTCGATCAAATCAGGGAAGAGTTGAAATCCAGCGAAGACCCACATCTACGCGCATTGGCATTGTTAGATCATGATCGGCTGGCAAAGTTGGCCGGCTGGATTAGAAGCTTAGAGAAAAAGGATTAGCTCGCAAGTGAAGGGCGCGGCTCATGCGGTCGCGCCTTTTGCTGGCAAGCTAACCCCAGGGAAGGATAAGCTATGTTTTGGTTTACACTCGCGGCAATCGTGATTATCGTTTATCTAGCTTTAGACCAGTTGCTAACAATCTTTTGGAAGGAATAGATGCAATGCTAGTGAAAGAAGCCAAAGCGCTTGGCAACATATCTACAGGTAACACCAAAATGCCAGGGAGCACGTGGGCTATCGACGCGTTCGCCTGTAAGACGGGATCTAAGCTTGCCAAGATAGACGGCACGCCTTGCCGCTCATGCTACGCGCGGAAGCTACAAAAGCTACGTCCTAGTGTAGATGCAGGATGGAAAGCTAACTTGGACAAGTTCAATCGCGCCGACCCGGAACAATGGGCACAGGCAATGGCGTTCCAGATTATCAGATATAACCGCGACGGTTTCCATCGTTGGTTCGATAGCGGCGATTTGCAATCGGTTGATATGCTGGACGCTATCGTGAACGTGGCGCGCATGACGCCTAATGTGCGCCATTGGCTACCAACGCAGGAACGCGACATTGTCAAAACTTGGCGCGATCAGAACGGCGCATTGCCAGACAATCTTATCGTTCGCGTATCGGCAAGCAAGCTAGACGGCGCATTGCCCAAAGGCGCGGAACACGGTTCACAAGTCTTTACGAAAGGCAACGCGCCTAAAGGTCTAGAGTGCAAGGCGCGCACCCGTGGCAACGCCTGTGGACCTTGCCGCGCTTGTTGGGACAAATCTGTCCCGTTTATCTCATATCCGAAACACTAAGGGAGAATTGTAATGAATGTGACCACAAAGCCAGATCGAGCCGAAATCGTTGACATGTTGGTTAATAGGTTCATAGACAATCTGTCCCTCGAAGACGCGCTGGAATACGTCGCCAACGACATGACCAACTACTTCAACCGAATGACGATAGACGAGTTGCTACGAGAGCTGCAGGACTGATCCTAACGATTGCAAAAACTAGGGGAGCCGCTATGGTTCCCCTATCTTGTGCAATCTTGAACCAGAAAGGAAAAACCCTATGACCTATGACGAAGCTAAAAAGATAGTAGGAAACCAGCCCGCTTGGGCGTTGCGGAACATGATCCTGGCGCTTGAACTGTCCGAGTGGCTAAACACGCCGGAAGAGCAGGAGCGCTTGATTGCGGCGCGTATCGTGGAGAAGGGGAAAACCAATGCTGAGTAACTATGAACTTGTTATTGATGACGTGTTCGAAGTTGTCGGAGGACCTAACCCGAAAGGAGAGGACCTAGACGCGGTCTATGCCGTGATCGAAGTCTATATCGATCGAATGTCTGAACCAGAGTTGCAAGCATATGTGGACCTGTTCCAACTCCGTCAACCTAGAAAGGAACGCTCCAAGTGAATATCTTCTATGTACACAATTGTCCCACTACCGCAGCACACATGCTATGCGACAAGCACATTGTTAAGATGACGCTTGAAACAGCGCAACTATTGAGCACCGCGCACCGGGTACTAGACGGTGACGAACGTGCGGATGCTATGGGTCTATACAAAAGCACCCATAAAAGCCATCCAAGCGCCGTGTGGTGCCGTTCAGGCGCTCTAGAGTACCTATGGTGCCTGAAACACCTAAACGCTCTGTGTGGCGAGTATAGGCTCAGATACGGGGGAAAGGTGCATAAGACAGAGCGCTTGCTTAGACCTCTGCTGTTGCTGCCTAAGAACATCAAGCGCAGCGCTACCAGGTCTGAACCGCCCGCTTGTATGCCAGACCAGTACAAACGCGCTTGCACGGTGACCAGCTATCGCCTATACTATGTCGCAGAGAAAGCTTACTTTTCCAAATGGTACGGAGACCCTAACAATGGACCCGACTGGTTCTATGACCCAAGATACAAAACCAAAGACCAATCACTTGTTGCCTAAATGCAAACACTGTGACAAACCTGCTTCAATCTTGCAACACGGTGTCCCAATATGCCCAGACTGTTGGCTAGAAAGGAACAGAGACTATGCTGGAAAGTGAAATCATCTTAATGGGAACATTTGTCGCTGTATTGTGCGTCGTGATCTATCTGATCTACAGGGAGAAAGACCAATGAACCTATGCAGATACTGCGGAGACCCCTTGGAGTACATCTACACGCTGGACTTCACTGATATCTACTACTGCGCCGATTGTGACAAGGAGCACCACAAGCGGGTCTTGGCGGACTCTGTGGCCTATGACGAACGCTTGAGTGAACGCTATGGCGAATAACCCTAAGACTAAACTAGTGCAGGGCGAAGAAGCCACTATGTGGTACACCTTGGTCTCACATGGCCTAGACCCGGAGACAGTAGAGTTTTACATAGAATTGGGTCTAATCAACCAAGTGGACAGCTTCTATTACGCTATCGAGGCGCTTGAAGGCTTCAAAGACTACCTAAGCCAAGAGCCATGCGAGGAGGACATAGGGCCTATGCAAAAAAAAGTACACTGAAGGTCTTGAAAAGACCAAGGTGCGTACTATATACAATATTGGTACATAGAGAGAAACAGTAGAGGGTATAATACTATACTGTTTACACTATGTACCATAATGACCCACCGTTGGAGACAAAATTGACCAAAGTTACAGCAAAATCG